CTCCGCATTATAAGTCCGGTGGCATCGAGGCCATCGAAGGGATCGAAGCGTCGATGGAGCCGGAGGCATATGCTGGCTACCTCAAGGGCAATATCATGAAATATATGTGGCGCTATGAGAGGAAGGGGAAGCCCGTTGAGGACTTGAAAAAGGCACAATGGTATCTTGGTCGGCTCATCGCTGCGCAGGAGAAAGTGAGCAGCCGGGATTGAAATGCGCACCTAAATGTTGGCGCTGTTGAAAAATAGGTTTACGCGAACGTAAAGTAGATTGAGGGGGCTTCGGCTCCCTTTTTTTAAATCCGTGCACGGTTTGAGATAGTTCGGGCCGGGTTGGTGCCGGGTTTAGGGCCAGATAAAATGGCTGAAATCTAAGGATGTGCCGGGAGTGCCGGGTTTAAAAAAGTTAATTGCCCCTAATATAAGTAACAGTGTTAGAAGTGGTCATATTACAATGTTACTTACTTATGGGAACCAATGCGCCGACAAACCGTGCACTCCGTGCACATTGGCGGAAATGCGTGGGTAAACCCGGCCCTAAACCCGGCCCGAACCGTGCACGGATTTTCCAAACCGTGCACGGATGGCAGTTTTCCGTTAATCGTCGTCAAAAACACCCGGCAAGTCGTCCGCATCGAGGTTATGAGAGCCGACTTGCTTGGGTGGTGTGATGTCGATGGTGATTTCTGGTTCCGGGCTGTCTTGGTTTGATGACGCCAAGTTTAGCTGGCGCAGTGCATCAAGGTGGAGTTGGTTCACGTTGACTTGGACCGCTGTGGTCGGCTTGGCTTGGAACTTCTCTGGTGCTGCAACGCCAGCCAGCCACTTGCGTGTCTCGATCTTGAGCCTGTCAGCATTGGCCGATGTGTTGTCCGAGGCATCGGCGATGTCGAGGCACTCATCCGCCCATTGGTCAGCCGCGATTGCACGGGCCTGCTTGAACCGCTCCTCCCGATCTGGGTCTTTGCGTATCCAATGATAGAGAGAAAGGTTGCTGATGTTCAATTCACGAGCAAGGCCAGCCATTGTCAGGCCGGATGCAATCTTCTCCAGCAGAACAGTCTCGCCAACCTTATCTAAGTTTGACGCAATCATGCTGAATAACAAGCCGCGTTAGATATACCGCCAAGACCAGCGCCGTGGCAAATGCGGTGGATGCGAAGGCGATTTGCCAGCCGCTGCCCAATAAATAGAAGGGCAACGCCACCAATGCCGCTATAAACGCTCCAGGAGCCAACATGAGAGCGAAAACGTAAGGCCCGCCTATCAGACACCAGACTAGCGTTCTCATCGCCCTATGCCCCTTAAAAACGTTTCTAGGAGTATTGAGACTGGAGCGGGCACTGAACGGCCACCTTGTTCATAGTATCGGATCGACCGTTCGGACAGTCCTATCTTGTAGGCAAGCTGCCCTTGCGTCAGCTTCAGCCTCTCGCGTGTTGCTTTGAACTCATCACTTGTCATGCTTCATCCTTTAGCGCCTTTTCGGCGTCCTCAATCAATTCGATGGGCGGGTAGCGCAGATAGGACACATGGTCTTTGCCTATCACGCCAAGAAACTCCAGATATTCCATCAAGCGGTAGGCCAAGGTTTCGCCCGCCCGTTCGATGTATCGTTCGGGCAGTGCAAGTTCGTCATCTTCTTCGTCGTCATCATAGAAAGTCATTTGCTTTGTTCCTTTTCTCGCTCTGCGCGGCGTTCCGCGAATGTCTTACCATCGAGGCCGCGAAGGGGCCAAGCACTGTCGGATGATACACGGTGGTTCCGGCCCATTGGGGCGGCTTGCTGTGGTTTAATCATTAGTTTCGTCCTCTTCCCATTCAGTCCAATAGCTATCGCCTTCGCCGCCAGCGTATTGCTCCTCGTATTCAGCTTGGGTGATATGCTTGTGCAAGCAATCGTCGCTGCAATAATAGCTAACACCGCCGTTGATGCAGTAACCTTCATTCATGCCAGCGCCGCAAGCGGTGCATTGTCGTGCGTGTGTCATGCGTCTGTTCCTATTGGCGCGTAATGGTTACGCAAAGCGTCCCAATCGACGACGTTAAGGTCAAGCATATCCCAAATGAAACCAGCTACGGTGCTGTCTTTTCCGATTAGGCTATAGACATCTTCTTCGACCATATCGCGCAGATATTCCGGCGAGAAGTCAAAGCCCTCGTCTGCTAATTCTGCCCACTGATCGCCGAACCATAGGCTAACTGTCCAAGTGGCGGCATTGCGCCAGCCGTTGCAAGTATTGTCTGTCATAGTGTCTCACTCCTTTATTGGCACTAGCGCCAGCCTCGCGGCGGATTACTCCGCCGTCCGGTGGTGTTAGCGGTAGTAACGCAAGCCATCGTCCGCTGCGACGAGCCATTGCTTAGCAATGCGCGTGCCTGCATGGCAGCATTCGTCAGGTGAAAAGTCGCGGTAGTGTGTTGCGCCTAGGCCGAAACGAATTTCAGATTGTGTAGGTGGGCGATGATACGATATATATTCGACGCCATCGCGCAGCGGTAAACGTCCGGATAGGTTGATGTTCATGTTACTTCCCCTCTTTATCGTTGCGGCTTGCAAACGCTAAACCAGCCAACATGCAAACAATCCAAATGAATGCGAATACGTTGAACGGTATATACTGTGATAAATCAAAAGCCATTGTCATTCCCTCTTTGCTGTTGATGCATTATCAATAGGAACAATGTGCCGGATGTTAAAGATATATAATTTTATTGATTGGTAAAAAATAGTAACCAATCAAATCACATTAGAATGTGAATTGCCTCGCCCTATAATATAATGCAACAGGCACGATGTGCCGCTTTATGGTGGTGGATAGAGAGCACCGCGCCTCGTTTCTTGTGCGCCTCTGAAGCCATTTGGTCGCATACTAATACACTGTTACAGTCTGAAACCCGCACAAATGCTAGGCTTTTTATATATAGGGGGGAGGGGGTGCTTTAAATTTGACCCCCCCCGTCCCCGCCTTGCGCGGGGGGCGTGTGCGTATAACTAAACAGACACCGAAATGTAGCCCCTACCCCCCTGTACCCTTGTATTTAACATAATGCCGTCCGAAAAATTTCTAACTTTTTGCTTGCCAAGTTGTAACAATAAATTGTAACAGTGATGCACAACAAGAAACGGGAGAAATACGTTGGCAGTTTTTGGATACACTCGCGTCTCGACTGAAGACCAGATCGAGAACACATCGCTCGATGATCAAGCCCGCCAAATCCAAGGCATCGCGCTCACACATAATTTGGAACTAGAGCATATATACGAAGAGCGCGGCGTCTCTGGCGGTGTCCCACTGCTACGCCGAGAAGAAGGCTGCAAGCTGGCGTTCCTCCGGCCGGGCGATACTGTTATCGTATCGAAGCTGGACCGTATGTTTCGCGATGCGAGAGACGCACTAAACGTGATTGCCGACTGGGAGACGGCGAACATTAATCTCATCATCAACGGCTACGGCAATGTGATGGACAAGGCCAACCCGAACGGACGCTTCATGCTAGAGATCATGGCCGTCTTCTCCGGCGAAGAGCGCCGCCGTATCAGAGAACGTGTCACCGCCGGTAAGAGAGCCAAGCGTTCGCAGGGCGGATATGTCGGTGGCAAAGTGCCATTCGGATTTAAGAAGTCGGGCACAGGCCGCAAGGCCAAGCTGCACCCAGAGCCAAACGCGCAGGACGCATTGATAACAATGAAAGCCGCACGCGTTAAAGGCCATAGCTACCGCGATATTGCTATTATCGTAGCAAAGCGTCATGGTATATCAGTTAGCCATCAAACAATCGCACGCGTAATAAGGGGAGATAAGAATGACGAAATCTGAACCAAACTTCTTTTTGGAGTTTCTGAAGAAGTACCGCGATGATCCCGTCGGGTTCGTGCGGGATATTCTAAGAACGAAGCCAGACCCGTGGCAGATCGAGTTTCTGAAAGCGATTAGTTCTGGCGAGCGCCGTATCTCCGTTCGCTCAGGCCACGGCGTCGGCAAATCGACAGCCGCAAGCTGGGCCATGCTGCATTACTTCCTGACGCGGTATCCGGTAAAGGTCGTTGTGACTGCGCCGACATCCGCACAGTTGTTCGATGCGATGTTCGCGGAACTGAAGCGATGGGTGAATGAACTGCCGGAAGTGCTGAAGGTTCTGATCGAAGTCAAGGCCGACCGTATTGAATTGAAGGCCGCATCGAGCGAAGCCTTTATCTCCGCCAGAACGAGCCGGGCGGAAACGCCCGAAGCCTTGCAGGGTATCCACGCCGACAACGTGCTGCTCGTCGCCGATGAGGCGTCGGGTATACCTGAAAGTGTGTATGAAGCCGCGTCCGGTTCTATGTCGGGCCACAATGCGACAACGCTTCTTCTCGGAAACCCAACGCGAAACACCGGACTATTCTACGACACCCACAACCGGCTTAAAGGTGAATGGAAAACCTTCCACGTTAGCTGCCTCGACAGCCCACGCGTATCCGATGCGTTCGTCCGAGAGATGCAGTTGCGATACGGTGAAGACAGCCCGGCCTACCATGTCCGCGTTCTGGGTAACTTCCCGCCGCGTGAAGAAGATACCGTCATCCCTGTCGAGTTGATCGACGGAGCCATGAACCGCGAGATTAAGATTGCCAAGAACACCAAGAGCGTATGGGGCTTAGACGTTGCGCGTATGGGGTCGGACGCAAGCGCGCTCGCCAAGCGGCGTGGTCCAGTCGTAGAAGAGATACAGACTTGGAAAGGTCTGGACCTGATGCAGCTAACAGGCGCAGTCGTAGCCGAGTTCGAGGCGCTGACGCCATCGGAACAGCCAGTCGAGATACTGGTCGATAGCATCGGGTTGGGGGCGGGCGTGCTTGACCGTCTGCGCGAACTGGGTCTGCCAGCGCGTGGGATCAACGTTGCGGAAAGCCCCGCGCTCAAAGGAACTTACGCCAACCTACGCGCCGAGTTGTGGTTCAAATGCAAAGGGTGGCTGGCGAACCGCGATGTTAAGATACCGAAGGATGAGCAGTTGTTCGCCGAGTTGGCGTCACCGCGATACACCTTTACCTCGTCGGGCAAGATGCAGGTGGAGAGCAAGGAGAGCATGAAGAAGCGCGGGCTTCCGTCACCCGACAAGGCGGACGCCCTCTGCCTGTGTCTGGCCACCGATATATCAACCATCATGCACGGCTACTCGATGGCCAACAAGTCAGGCGCACTGCGTAGAAATATTAAGGGGGTAGTTTGACATAAATAAAAGATGTGATATATTTGTTTTGCTCGGCAGGTTTTTTCTCTCTCCCTCTCCTGCCGGGCGTCTTGGGTGCTAAGGGGTGTGCGAGGCTGTGCCGCCGGTAATAGCGACTGAATGATATGCAACTCCCATCTCATTCGAAACGCCGCCACCCCGCTTTTTTGCTTTTCCATAAACTTTAAGCTATAGGCGTCCGTAGGGAGCGTACCCGTGGAAACAAAAACTTGTCCAAAATGTGGCGAAGAGAAGCCGACTGATGACTTCTATTTCCAGAGACGCGCCTGTAAGCCGTGCGTGCGCGAAGACCAACGCCGCTTCAGAGACTCCCAGCCAGACTACAATCACGCCCGTAATCTCCAACGCCGGTACGGTCTTAGCGTCGATGAGTACCAAACACTCCTCGCCAACCAGAATTTTGCTTGCCCTATTTGCGAGGTAGAAATATCGAATACAATAGAGTATAAGGGAAAGCGACCAGTTGCCGTTGATCACAACCACGAGACGGGTGATGTGCGCGGCATACTTTGTTCGATGTGTAATTTAATGCTAGGCCACGCGAGAGAAAATACCAGTATTCTTTATCGGGCCATCGTGTATTTGAGTGAGCGCGGCGCGTATGCGTCAAAGAAATAGGTTTTGGTTGCATGGTTGCGAAGCGTTTTCAAAATCCAAAGGGCGGCCTGAATGAAGCGGGACGTAGCCACTTCAAGAAGACCGAAGGGGCCAACTTGAAAGCGCCTGTTAAATCAGGGGATAATCCACGGAGGGCGTCATTCTTAGCGCGTATGGGAAACACACCGGGGCCGGAGCGTAATGCGAAAGGCGAACCAACCCGCCTTCTCCTATCTCTGCAAGCGTGGGGTGCGTCATCTAAAGCAGACGCGAAGTCCAAAGCCAAAGCCATATCAACCCGAAACAAGGGGAAGTCAAAATGAAGAAACCTACTAAGGCCGACAAGAAAGTGGCCAAGGTCATGGGCGAGTATAAACGCGGCACATTGCACGCTGGCGTAAATCCTAAAGGCCCTGCAAAGGCTCCCTTGGCTAAATCGCGTAAACAGGCTATAGCTATCGCCCTGTCCGAAGCTGGCAAGTCAAAAAAGAAGTAAGGCTAAAATATGGCATATCGCAATAATCGCAAGCCGACTAAGGATCAGATGGCTAAGAACAACCGTATGTATCAGGATACGGGTGTTACCAACACCAATTCTGAAAACGACGATAGCGAAGATATGTCCGATGAAACTTCGATGGAACTTCCCGACGGTACGGAAGTTACTATTGAAGAGCCGGAAATGGAAGACGAACAGGTAGAAGACCCTGTATCGGAAGAAGAACTCCAGAACATTATCACCGCCGAGATTGACGACGCGCAGGACTACATCGACGATGTAATCTCGCCGGAGCGTGCGCTTGCGGGCCAGTACTATAAGGGCGAACCTTTCGGCAACGAAGAGGAAGGCCGGTCGCAGGCAATGTCGATGGATGTACGGGATACTGTACAGGCCATGATGCCGTCGATCATGAAAGTATTTTTCGCGGCGAACAACGTCGTCGAGTTTGCGCCGAACGGCCCAGAAGATATCGACAGTGCGCAGCAAGCGACGGATTATGTTAACTACTGCCTGACACGCGATAACAACCTATTTAATGAATGCTACTCCACATTCAAGGACGCACTGATCCGTAAGAACGGTATCATGAAAGTTTGGTGGAATACGGAGAAGGATGTCACGACCCACTACTTCACGGGTCTGGACGAAGCTACCTTCTCGGTCCTTCAGGCCGATGAGAATATCGAAGTCAAGGACGTAGAGATTACCTACGGCCCAGTGCCGATGGTTCCGCCTGAAATGATGGGCATGGAGCCTCCACCCCCACCCGCGACATACGACTGCACCGTTGTCCGCACCACGGAGAAGGGCCGCCTGTGCGTCCAGTCCGTACCGCCCGAAGAGTTTCTGATCGACCGCCGTGCGCGCTCTATCGAAACCGCCGAATTTGTAGCCCACCGTCGTTACGTTACCGTATCCGATCTTGTAAAGATGGGCTATGATTTCGATGAGGTCCAAGACCTTGGCTATGAAACGCTTGATGACTTTGAAGGCAACCAAGAAGCCTTTGACCGTAACCCGCAAGCTTTCGTTCAGATCACAGGCCGGACAGATACGACATCGCGCAAAGTCCTTTACATCGAGGGCTATGTGTATGTTGACATGGACGGCGACGGGATCGCGGAACTTTGCCGCGTCTGCGTTGCTGGCACGGCCAACAAGATACTTCACTACGAACCCTGCGACTTTATTCCGTTCGTAGACTTCTGCCCTGATCCAGAGCCGCACACATTCTTCGGTATGTCGATTGCCGACGTGACGATGGACATTCAGCTTATCAAGTCAAATATCCTGCGTAACACGCTGGACAGCTTGGCCCAGTCTATCCACCCACGCACGGGTGTCGTTGAGGGCCAAGTCAATCTTGAAGACGTGATGAACACCGAAGTCGGTGGCATCATCCGTATGCGCGCACCGGGCATGGTGCAGCCGTTCACGATGCCGTTCGTCGGGCAGCAAGCCTTCCCGATGTTGCAGTACATGGACGAACTGCGCGAGAACCGCACAGGTATTTCCAAGGCCGCGTCTGGCCTCGATGCGAATGCACTTCAGTCTTCGACCCGCGCTGCTGTTGCAGCCACTATTACTGCTGCGGCGCAACATATCGAACTGATCTGCCGTATATTCGCCGAGACGGGCATGAAAGGTCTGTTCCGCAAGTCGTTGCAGCTTATCGCCAAGAACCAAGACGCTCCGCGCATGGTGCGTCTGCGCAACACGTTCGTGCCGATTGACCCACGGGTGTGGGACGCAAGCATGGATGTCGTCGTCAACGTAGCTATCGGGACTGGTAGCAACGAAGAGAAGATGGCGTTCTTAGGCCAAGTCGCTGCCAAGCAAGAGATGCTGATGCAGATGGGCGCTCCGCTGGTGGACATGCAGGGCTACTATAACACGCTGGCCCAGATGATGGCGCTGGCTGGATACAAAGACCCGACTGTGTTCTTCAAAGACCCAGCCATGATGCCGCCTCCGCCACCGCCTGCGCCACCGCAGCCGACACCGGAAGAGATGCTGTCTCAGGTTCAGATGGAAGCAATTCGTGCGGACATCCAGAAGAAGGCGGCTGAACTTGAGTTGCAGCGCGAAGAGATGCTGCGCAAGGATGACCGTGAGCGCGACAAACTCGATGCCGATATGATGATTAAGGCAGCCGAGATTGAAGCCAAGTACGGCGCGCAAGTCAACACAGCCAACATCGAAGCGTTGATGCAGCGCGACCGTGAGTTGCTACGCCAGCAGGGCGAGATGGATCGTGCGGCGGTGCAAGCTGCACAGGCCACGCAGAACGCACAGATGGCGCAGGCAGTTCAGCAAGCACAGATGCCAACCGAAATGCAACCTGAAATACCGCCGGAAGGTATGATGTAATGTATGAAGATTATTACATGCCACAGTTTGACGCGGACTATTTCAACAGCCCTGCGTTCCAACAGGACATTGCCGCTGCCATAGGGCAGTATTTCCCGCCTGTTGCTGAGCCTACCCCCACTTACGATTACCAAAGCACTACCGGCATCGCGGATATCCCTCCGTATATGGCGGAGGATTACGGCCTTATCGGAGCAATTACTAACGGGTTTACCGCGCCGCAAATATCTGCGGAGCAGTTGACTGCCGAACAAGTAGCTGCACAACAAGCTGCCGCCGCAGAAGCCCAACGTGTTGCCGCAGCCCAAGAACTAGCTGCAAGAGCGCAAGCTGAAAGAGTTGCGGCGGAACAAGCCGCAGCCGCAGAAGCCGCCGCTCAAAGACAGCAAACCGAACTGAATGATATACGTGCGCAAGAAGCACGCGCTGCCGCTGAACGCGCCGCTCAAGAACGCGCTTTCGCGGAACAGGCTGCGGCTCAAGCTGCGGCACAGGCTCAAGCTGCGGCACAGGCTCAAGCTGCGGCACAGGCTCAAGCTGCGGCACAGGCTCAAGCTGCGGCACAGGCTCAAGCTGCGGCACAGGCTCAAGCTGCGGCTGTTGCTCCAGCGCCAGAACCAGTTTACACACCAGCCGTGGAGCCTGCGACCGTTGAGGCCGCACCGTTGGCCGGACCTCTTGCCGCCCCTGTTGAAACCGCGGCTCCGGTTGCTGCACCTTTGGCGGGGCCTCTTGCGGCTCCTGTTGAAACCGCCGCACCTGTTGAAACCGCCGCACCTGTTGAAACCGCCGCACCTGTCGCGGCTCCGCTGACACCCGAACAGATGGCGGATCGAAGGGCCGCAGCCAACACGCCGCCTCGCGGAACATCTATTGTTGGCCCAACCGCTGGCGAAAAACCACTTGCGTTTGGAACTGGCAATACGTTCAATGTTGGTGAGGGCCAAGAGGTTCGCCTTGTGGACGCTGCAGGTAATGTTATCTTCAGCGGTTCTGGCGTTGAAGGCGCGAACCGAGCGGTTGCCGTGGCCCAGAGCCTCAGTGATGATTTCGGAAAGAACGCTAACTTTAAGATACAAACTGGCGAACGCACAATAAACACGGATGGCAGTGTAGGCCCAACCCGTTACATTGATGTTGCCCGCGCAGCCCCGTCGCAAAGCGGCCTTGGTTTTTTAGCTGATACTGTTCTTCCGTTTGCCGCGTCATTCATTCCCGGCGTTGGCCCAGTTATCGGCGCGGCTCTTGGCTCTGCCGCCTCAAGTGCCCTACAAGGCCGTGATCTTGAAGATGCTTTAAAGCGGGCGGCTCTTGCTGGAGGCACGGCGTATGTTGGGGGCCAAGTGTTTGGGCCTGCTACGCCGGCACCCATGACCGGCGTCAACGCAGACTTAATTCCGAATGCGCTCCAAGGTCTTAACTTTGGTAGCCTTACAAGCGCAGCGATCCCTGCGGGCGTTAGTGGCGCAGCGGCCCCCATCATCGTAAACGCAGCGGGAACAGCAGCGACAAGCGCAGCGCCTAGCCTTCTTGGATCAACAGTGGGTAATGTGGTGGCCCAAGCGGCTCTACCGCAAGCAGCGCAACCCACTCCTCGGCAAGAACCCACTACGACGATGCCCGAAGAAATCGTAGTGACAAGTCGCAACGTGCCTACTGTCACGCAAGACCCCGGTCTAGGGTCCGCACTTGCCGGTCTGCCCGCTATACTCGCCCCAATGACCCCAGACCCATACCTGACTAATTACAACGAGCCTTACGCCAGTGACATTGTGGTTACAGGGAACGTGCCTACTGTCACGCAAGAACCCGCTCTGGGACCGGCACTTGCTGGCCTACCCGCTATACTCGCCCCAATGACCCCTGACTCCGCGCTTGCGGCGGAGCAGCCATCGGAAAATAAGTTTAAGTTTAACGACGTTCTCGGCACTGGTCTAAGCGTACCTCAACTCCTATCCCTCGGTGGTGTCGGGGCCGATCTTCTAAAAAACCTTCTGGCTGGCGGCGGCAGTACAGGACCGACCACGCCATATGTCTCCCCATTTGGCACGGGCGTAGGCTTTGGTACAGGCCAAGATATGCGCGCCAACCCAAACATCATAGATTATGAGCGGTATGGTTTTGGCCCAGAAGCTATGTTCTTCCAGCCGGGCTACGGCCTTCTCTCTGCGGGCGCTGCTCCCCAAGCGCAACCCATTATGGCAGTCCCCCAAGCGCAGCCCGCAATGATAACTAACCCTAGATACGAGCCGTTGATCTAATGGACCCTATTACAAAAGCTAACCACGCGAAGCGCCTTCTTGAGGATGACATTCTCAAGGAGGCATTTGCCGCAGTGGAAAAAGATATTTTTGAAGAGTGGCGTATGTCAGCACATACTGACTATAGCGGACGCTCTGACATGTTTCACACGCTCAAAGGACTTGAGCGGTTGAAAGCCCGCCTACAGGCAATTCTTGATGACGGCCTAGTCGCCCAATCGAGGAGTTAACATTTAACAAAGAAGGTGCTATATGACGGAACAAGTCGGCAACCCCAGTGCAGGGATCGGCCTCCACGAAGCAACACTAGCCATCGACCAATTGCTTGGCCCTGATGAGGACACCCAAGACGAGGCCGAGGCGCAAGAGCCTGAAGAGGCTCAGGACGACGCGGAAGAAACTGAAGCCGAGGATTACTCGGAAGAAGAGGAATACGAACAGTCCGACCGAGATGAAGAGGACGACAACGAAGAGGTTATCGAACAGGAACTTCCTGACGATCTAACCATCAAGGTTAAACTTGACGGTGAAGAAACGGAAGTCACCCTTGACGAACTTCGGAAAGGTTATTCTCGTTATTCGGATTACACACGGAAAACTCAGGCATTAGCCGAAGAACGCAAGTCGTTCCAAGGCGAAGCCGAAGCGATCCGAATGGAACGCGCTCAATACGCGGAACTGCTACCTGCGCTTAAAGCGCAACTTGAGGTACAGTCCGAGGCTGAGCCTGATTGGGACAATCTTTATAATGAAGACCCCATTGAGGCGGCGCGGTTAGAACGGCATTGGAATAAGTCTCGTCAGGAACGAGCCGCTAAACTTCAGGCAATTAACACTGAACAGCAGCGGATTGCTGAAGAGATGGCCAAAGAGCAACAGCGGGCCTTGGCTGACATTGTGCAG